TGCAAACAACCCTTCGGTTGTAAACATCACCAGTCCAAGTCCACTTAATACATCGGTACTCTATGGTTGCCGCCAAGAGAAAGGCGATCACGGAAATGCCCAAACAATAATATAACTACAATAAATGACAAAACAAACAAGAAAGAATGCCGCAACAAATGCTTCGGCAAAGTCTCTCATTGCTGTGGAGGATTCATCATGGTGCTTAACAGACCACGAGTGTAATAAGATGGTTGAGGGCCAGGTGTTGTGCCTGTCAATAAACCACTCATTGCTTTTTCAGCAGATTGTCTACGAATCATTGCTTGCAATTTGTCTGCACCATAACCTGCGGCAGCAATTGGTATTGAATACTTCAAAGTCTCTGGACTACCAACACCAAAACCAACCGCACCACCAGTAATCAATTGACTACGTTGTGGATTGAATTTAGCCATTAAGGTCAACAAAGGGTCTAAAGAACTTCCTTTTGCAACTGCTTTGATGGCATTTTGCTCATCTTTGCTAAACAAATTCATCTTGTTTTTGTTGGCGGCAAGACCAATAAACCCTTGGCGAATCAACTCACTCTCGGATGCACTTGGATTCAAGGCTTTTGTCTCTGCAACATTTAAGATGTTATCAAGGGTTGAGGCACGACTTAGGTTTCTAAAGTCTTTACGGGCTTCCATGATTGTCTTAACGGCAACATCAATTCCACCCGAACCAGACACCACATCTTTGGGAGACAAGGCGGCAACGTGTTCATCAATGCTATCAACCATTTCACTTGCAAGTCTACGAATGTTCTTATCTGGATTGCCTTTTAAGTTATTTGCCAACCTACGCATCTGTTCAACATTGTCAAAAGTAATGTTTCCACGCTGAAGGATGCTTTCATATTTATTCAAAATGTTGGCAACAGGTGCGGCATTTTCTGGAATGTAATCAACAGCGTCTAAACGAGTTTTTATTTTGTCAACAAGGCTTGTGGCGTTTTGACCAGATATTTCAATTCCCTGATCGCTAACCTTTGTATAAGCACGAGTAGCCTTTTGCTGAACATCAGCCATCGTAGTAGTTGGTTGTTTTCCTGTAGCAATACGACCAGAAATATCACCAGTAGTCTTGCCAACAGCACCAGAGACACCTAAAGCGGCAATCGTAGCCGCCATATCGCTACCAGTAATTTCTTTGGTAGCCTCTGCAACAGGTTGTGCAACCATTGGAGCAGCAGTAGCCGCAGGTAGTTGACGAACTAAATCAGCACCAAAGATTGATTTTGGAGCAGTAGCCGCCATTCCACCCGCAGATACTAAACCTTGCATACCTGCTTGTGCGGCTCTTTCAATACCAGTTTCAGGCTCAGGAACACCCAATTGAGTCAAACCTTTGCTTTGCTCTTTAGACAAATAAGGCATTCTCTTTTCTGATCCAACAATGTTTGCACCAACATTGACTGCACCACTTAAAAAATCAGTAACGATATTTGCTGGCGCAGAAACACCAGTAACTACAGCACGAGTAGCCAAACCAAGTTGTCGTCTAAGTAAATCACCTAGACCTGGCTCTTTTGGAGCTTGAGCAGTAGCACATTCTAAAAGCGTGGGATGGTATTAGTGTTATAATAAAAGCACTCTGGAGAAGAGTAATTTTGCTCGTGCCGAGCTAAAAGACCCACAAATATCGTACTTATAACTGCTCAGCATTTGTATGATAGAGGGTCTTTTTTAATGGGAAAGACCCCTACGCCATTGTAGAGGTCTTTTTTGTTACGGATGTCGCTTCAGGAACGGAAGTTTCTCCAGTACCCAGTCGATTACTTCGAGGAACTTGGTCACTTGCTTCTCCTTTCTGCTCGTAGGACAGCCTTGTGTCGCATTACTTCGTACTTGTGCTGTTGCTTCTCACCTTCTAGAGCTTCGATTCTGGCAGCCAACCTAGCGTGTTCTGGGATGAGAACGCCAAGTTCGGTTTCAAGTCCGTGAATCTCAAGCTCCAGCTGGCGGATTATAAGTTCTCTGTTCACGCTTCACCGCCTTAATCTGTTTGGGGTCGGTACTCCAGAAAAGACCATCTGTATACCACTTCGTATTAGTAACTTCGCAGTAGTGAAAGAACAGATAATGAGATATAGAACCAACATCAGCCGACTTCTTGCAGATAACACAGACGACATTCATCTCCCCCTCTTTCGGTAGACAATTCGCTTCTTCCTGCTTCGAACCTTTCGCTTGGTGATGATTTTAAGTGGACAACGGACAGTAGCCATTCATCCCCCTAAGGTGCTACTTATAAAGATACTCTTTACACGCAAGAAAACAACCCCCAAGAGCCTGAGAGTTGTTTAAGTATGCTTACGATTATGTAGTTCAAGCCTGGGTACTAGCTCTTACGCTTAATATACTACTACTTTTTGTTTGGCACAAGCCATACTGCTACTGCTACTAATAGAGCTTCAAATAATACTCTAATTGATTCTTGTACTTCGACATCTAAGGTTAAACCCTTGCGTGTCAAGTAACCAAATAATCCTGCGAGTACAAAAGCTACTATTGCTTTACGACTTGTCTTAATGAAATCTACTATTATTTCTATCACTTTTTTACTCCTAATCTTGTTATTATTTTTTGTAACCATTCACCAAACCCATTTAAGAGTTTAGTGTCGTCAGATTGCACACCTAATTGAGCCTGTAGCTCTCGTATCTGTTTACCCATCTCGTCTAGGGCTGTTTGTTGGGATTTTACTTGGGCTTGTAGGTCATAGATTTGTTGTTGCCACTTATCTGCAACTGCTACTCTACCTACTTGTAATACTTGTTGTTGTTGTTGAGTTTCTTTGTGGTCAGAGAATATCTCTATTACGTTGAGCCACGACTTACCCACTAATGCGTTAAATGTTTCTCGGCTTAGTGGTCTACCGAGTAATTGCACGTGTAGCTGATTAGCTCGTGCGAATTCGTTTTCACCTTGAATTACCACGTCTGTTCCTCCTTGTGCTGGGCTACCAGCGTTATTTGATTTTGGCACTAACCAACCACTTACATTGGTGTATGGGTAAGTTTTGATACTTGCACCACTTCCGTAAGGGTCGTTTTGTTGAATTACTCTTACTTGGTTCACATCACTTCCCTCTATAGCTACTCCTGTGTGTCCGTAACCACCACCTACTCTGCCATTAAATACTACGATTGAGCCGTAAGGTGGGACTCCTGATGGAGTGTTCGGCACCCAAGTAAAGGCATCAGGTCGTGAGCCTACCATATCTTTAGCAGAGCCTACTGGAAAGACTGGTGCTCCTGATACTCCTAGAACTTCGTTGGCGTACTTTTGAACCAATGCTACACACTCGCCCAGTATTCCACCTGCCGAGTTTACTCGTCTACCTGCTACTGTTGGGAACCATTGTGAGATAGTCACCTAAGCCTCCTTTAGTTTACGAGCAACTATTTTGCGGTTATCTACTTCTTCTTTGGTATCGGATTTTAGGGCGGTTGCTGAAGTTTTTAGGGTATTAAGTATCTGTTTGTTGGTCTTACTAATGTTAGCAATATCTCTGTTTATATCTTTTAGTGGGATATCTTTTAACACATCTATCTGCCCCTGTAATCTGTGTATGTCTTTTTGTGAGTCTTGGTGTTTAGATTCGCAAGTAGCAATTTCGGCTTTGAGTTGTATTAGTTGCTCTTTTTGTATTTTACCTGTTTGAGAACGCAATACATAGAATATATTACCTATTAGAATCGCTGCCCCAGCACCTACCGCTAGTACGACTCCGAGTATTTGTAGTGTTTCTGTAAGTGTCATATTAAGTCCTATTTACCCACAAACTCAATACTAAATAGTGTGTGGTCTTGGTCTGGTGGGCAACCACCTTGAAAAGTATATGTACCACCACCATCAACATATGCATACAATTCAACATAATCATCAGCCGCTAGGTATATTAATTCGTCTATGGTTGAAGTATGGTCAGACGCAGTCGCTGTGTAGGCATATCTATTCATAGTATATACACCACCGTTTTTGAATAATTGAGAAAGCCTTGAACCTGCAGTTCCACCCGAAAACTTGAGTCTTCCTGTTACTCTATACCAACCATCATACCCACTTGGTATAGTTATCCTACTGGTATTAGATGACCTGTCGTGGAAGCCAAGATTGTCAAATAGTTCCCCGTCAAAAGTAATAGCTACAGAACCTGTAGAGGTTGTAGATTGGTCTACTGATTTATATAATTGGCAACCCAATACTATACCATTCTTACTACCAGTCCACCCAAAAGGCATATTGTGTGTTGAATAACCTATTGCACTTATACCACCAGTGGTTGGTATTAAACTAGATGGAGGACATAGCACAGATAGGGTTGTATTGGTAGAGAATGTTACAGACGTAATCTCGGCGTACTCTGCAGTTCCTGTAGGAACACCAGCTAAACTTAGAGCAAATGGACTATCTGCATTAGTAGCTAAGGCACCACCGTTAGCTGTTAGATTGTTAGCGGTTGCTGATAAGTCGTTGATAGTGCTGTTGAAAGAATAGGCACTTATAAGAGAGGTTTCAGAACCACTTAAAGTTTGGTTCATAGACGCAAGAATAGTAGCTTGGGTTACTTTAGCCGAGTAAATAGCTACTTGGGCAAGTTTACCGTCAAACGGGAGCGTACCACCATTATAGCCACCTATTTCTAAGTTTCCTGCCTGTATAAGAGCTGTTGGATTTGTACCTGCTCTCGACACGATTGCTGGGACATCAACCCCGTCAATCATCATATACGAGGTTGTAGTAGTAGCTGTAAAAGTTGACATATCCAATTGAGCAGCAACGTGTACCCACTTATTCAATGGCAATGATTGGTATGATGCGATTTTTGAGTAATTAGCTCCACCAGCGTTATATCCGTTAAGGTTTAACGTACCATTCGATTCAATATAGAATAACCATCCGCTAGTTCCGTTGTATCTAGAGGCAATTGTATTTCCTGAGCCGTAACTCTCGAGTTTTACCCAAGCACTCACTACAAAGTCATCAGTAAAAGTCATTCCTGCTGGAGATGACTTAGAAAAGTATTGTGAAGAACTTGCTTCTAAATCAGCACATTGCGTAGGAGCTGTTACTGTTCTGGTCATTTTAAGTCGCATACCAGGGCTTAAAGTATCTGTAAGGTCAGTTCCATTAAACACCATAGAATAAGACCGATTACCTAGTGCAGTTACTGTGTCTGGTGTTGCACCTAGTGCCGACCAACCTTCTGGGGTGGCTGTTCCTGCAATTGTTAGATTAGTGAATGTTCCTGTAGTAGCTGTTATGGAATCAGCATTTATATCACTGTGAGTTCCGTCTTGTTTGTGGTCTACTAGAATTCCATCCATTACATCATCCCAGTGAGTTTCAGTAAAGTACATATTTACAGTTTCACCTGCTGAGTGAGCAGAGTCAGTAGTACCTTCTTTGCCCCTTACGCAGTTGATTAAGCTTGAACCACTAACTACGCCAGTAATTACTTCTTCAGTAGCTGTACCTGCACCTACTACTAGAGTTACTGCTGTAGTGGTGTCTAGTCCTGTTACTGATGTTAATGGTAGAGTTGTCCCGCCTGCAAGAATACCACCGACACCTACTGTGGTTTCAAACTTCCTTTTTGCTTTTTTAAACTTGTCTGTATTTGCTGCTGCCATATTTATATTCCTTTACTTAATAATATCATAATTCCTATGTTTTCCAATCTTGTGGGTCACCAGTTGGAATTAGGTAGCCCTTAGCAGATAGAGTTAATAGGGTGTAGTCATCTTCTACATTCTGGGTTGTTATTTTAAATTGTAAGTTATTTACTAGTTTATTTATCTTGGCTCGTTTCTTAACAATAGACTGAGTAGTATTTCCTGTACCTGCTGGAGTAGCACTAAACTCTGTAGATGAGAACGCAAACGTAGAGAACCCTACAGTAGACTCGTAAGAAGTTGAGTCTATCGTTACGGTACCGATTTGCTGGAATCCACCTCTTTTAGGAGTGCCGAATACAGTAAAGACTATCTCACCTATAGGGTTATTAACTTCAATGTAAGCGTATTTAATTTTAGCCCAAGCGTTTCTATCCTCACTTATCGGTAGAAGTCCAGAGATATACCGAGTGTCAAAAGCTACACCCAAGTCAGAGTTAAAGTTTTCACTTAATTCTATTAGTCTAGAACCATTTACTGGAACAGCTAGTAAGTGGTTGCCACCATTAGCATCGGAGTATTCAAAGAACCTCTCCACGCCAGTAGACCACGGACCAGACCAGTTAAGTCTTTCGGTATCGTTTATATAGATATTATTATTAGTAGATGAACCCTGTGGTACGGAAGTTAATACCTTAGCATCATAGAAATAGGCACAAACATTCTCTAGTGCAGAACCTGTAAGACTTTGCATATCAGGTCGAATGTTTCCACTTATCTCATCGCTTGAGAGCAGGTTAAGCATCTGTGCTTTAGAACGGAGTGAGAACCAACCCCTTCGGTTAAAGAAGTGTATGTCATTACGAACTTTAGTCACGGATAGAGGAGCAGCCGAACCTATCGAACCTACTATCTTAATAGCACTTGGTACTGTAAACGAGATATTACCCACCGTTACAGACTCTAGGCTTATTTGCCATATCGAACCGACACCTTCAGGGTCGGAAGTAAATACTGTAGCATAAGCCCCACCCCTACCATCACGGTAGTGTACAACGCATTTAGGGCGTTCTCTACCACCTTTTTCGAGGTCTATGTATCCACCACCAACAAAAGGAGAAAAAGAGCCTACATCTGGTCCAGCACCAGACCAATATATTCTCCATGGGTTGTCAGGGTCTAAAGTAGCCCATAGCCTATTACCAGATAATTCCATTTGAGAGAACTTCGGACCAGTAGTAGTATCATCTTCTGGAGCAACTACATAGGTATTGAGTGGTTGAGATGCTTCACCATTATCAGTAAATGTAACAGTAGCACCAGATGGTTGGTCTACTGAACCAAGATAACAGTGTCTACCACCACCATTTAGGTTGTCCATATAATAAACATTATATGCAGTAGCACCCGTAACTTTAGACCAAGTCACTGTTATGTAATCAGTACCAGCAGTCCAATTGTCACGAGTCTTTGAGATGGTTACCGTACCAGCAGTAGAAGCTACTGTTTCACCTACACTATTAACTGCACTTACTCTATAAGAGGCTGTGTAAGTAGTAGACCCTAGACCAGTTTTAGTAGGGGTTATTGTGCCTGGTGTAGATATGGCAGAATATACCTGTAATGTAGTAGTGCCATCGTATCTGACTAGATTATCTACTCCGTTAGCTATGTATAAATAAGAACCAATTTGTTTAAAGAATACTCTATTGCCAGCAGTCATAGTTTGACCACTACAAGAATCCCAACTCTCGCCATCATCATCTGACCTTTTAACTGCTGTGCCAGATACCGATACTAAGTGATTAACACCAGCATCTGTAGTATAACTAGCTGCACCATATATAGTTGCTCCAGTGTCTGCACCATAGTATTCGGTACCCCACCGAGGTGTCCAGCGACCATCCATATTCTGCATTAAGTTTCTAGATTCTTTTGCTGCATTACTAGGTAAAAGTGACTCATTAATCAGAGTTACTAAACCACGCCTAAAATCCTCAATATTTACTTTGGTTCTAGGTAGCTGGTCACGCTTGGGTAAAGTTATCTCACGAGCCATAACTAACTACCAAAGGTAGACCCCATATTTATATATTGATTGTCCTCTATACCCATATCCTGATAATGACCATACATAGTATTTCGCATAACCATCTGTTTCAGTCTATCTTCGGCTTCTGCCAAGGAAGAATCATATAAAGCTAGGTTGTTATCTGCTTTGTGAAGCTCGGCTACAACCCCATGAACGATATAAAATGGGTCACTCATTTCTGATTTACTAGTAGTAGCAGTAAAAGCTGTTGCTCTTTTATAGTAGTCATAGTTGAGTGTAAGCCCATTCAATTCGCTAGTTGGGGCAGGATTTAATACTAACGTATATCCACCACTATTGTCACCCCTGAAATAAGCAAAAGCCTCAGACTGAGAGTATTTTTGGACTTCTTCTGGTTTAATTACCATATAAGTCTTAGCGATTGTGCCATCAGCATTTAAAACCTTTACATATCCACCTGGGAACATAAATGCAGTAGGGGCTGCGTAGGTTGAATCACCAGTGGCGATTGTTAGTGTAGCCCCAGTAGATTCTACTGAAGTGTTGGTCCATAGTTCGTTCCAGAGAGTACCCATATTGTTCTCCCAACGATTAACCATTACATTCATTAAGTTCCTGCGTATTAAATAATCATCATCAGTTGAACTTGGTGTTTCGTTATCATTCTCGTAAAGTGTATGTATGATGTTTTGTAAATCTGATTCTGTTACTGGGATTGTAGCCATATTATTCTCCTTATAAATAAACAGACAGGTGGTGTACCTGCCTGTAATGCGATTGTTACTTGGCGTTTGTTTATATCATATCAGGCTTTAGAACGTCTGACAATAATTTTAGGAACCTTATAGCTAGCCTTAGTTAATTTACCTTTTGGCACTTTTAATGCACCTGGTTTAGGTGATGCAATTCGTATAGTAGGTTGCGAGAAGCTCTTGGCTTTTCTATAAGCATTGTATGACTTATCGTAATTACTAGAGCCAAACTCACCTAGCTTAAAGCCCAGTTCTTTAAATACTTTAGCTTCATCATCTTCGTAACCAAAAGTGACATTATTGAATGCTTCCCAAGTAAGTGGCTGAACGCCTTCTAATCTTCGTCTATTGTTAGTCCACTCAAATGTAGCCTTCTTATTAGCTTCAAAGTCAGCAGCTAGAGCATCACGATTAGCCTTGTAGAACTCTTTACCAGCATTAGCATCTTTATTCTTAATATCGAAGTATTGCTTTACTAATGGTGAGAATTGTGGGTATTGAGAGCCACTCTCTATGTATTCTTTCTTGCGTTGTGTTGGACCATAATCATCACTGGTTTCAAAGTTCTTAGCCTTTATCGCCTCATAGTATTTGGTTTCAGCATCGGCAAAATCTCTATACCACTGATGTTTTGCTTTATTCATCTGTTTTAGTTCAGTATCGTCACCAGTAGGTAGAGAACGTATCTTGAGTATCTCTTTTATTTGTTGTTTATCAGTGAGCTTATATATAGGGTCTATCTCGTAGCCAAACTCACGATTATCGTCTATAGCTTTTTGACGTAGCCTTTCAAACAGAGTTAGAGTTTGGTCGCTATTAACTTTATCCCACTTCTCTGGAGATATTACATCCGATTCGTTCTTCTTAGTAGCAGGATTGTAAACTGTTTTATTTATTTCATCTAGTATAGATTGTTGAGCAGGATTGTTCTGTTTAAAGTCCTTTTTCTTCTGGTCGTACTCCCTAGATTTGACTATTATAGTTTTTACATCTTCTCCCTTATTTATTCTATCTTGGAACTTCTCGCCTACAGGATAATAACCATCTTTTGGTCCAATCCAGTCTACACCTAGTTTTTTAGCTATATCTAAATCACCAGCTACATTTTGACTACCGAAGTATTCTCTAGCTGGACCAGTAGTATACTGACCAAATATCAATGCCTTAGCTATGTCTTGTGGCGTATCTGGGGCTTTAAACCTAGCTCTACCACTAGCAGACTGATTATAGCCTCGCTGCATATCCTGTATAGCCCCCTGGTCTTTGAAAAACTCCTTAAAACCAGTACCGTCTGGGAGTAATGAGTGTACTCCAGTTTTATTTATGAGCTGATGACCACCAGGTATAAGTGCTGCTATATTCTTTTTAACTTGGGTATTCAATACTTTACCAGGTTCGTATGGTCTATCTTCTTTCTCGGCAGTCCTAGCTTCTTGCCACATAGCAAAGTATAGAGTCTTTAGATTAGATATAAATGGACCACCTGGGAATCTGCCCAGAGCTGCTTCATGCCACGACTTGTCCTTATCGTTGTTTCTATCTTCAAATGGGTTAAAGAATCCCATAACTTCTTCCCAGGTAGCACCTATAGCTGCACTTAACGCTAAGTATAGGATAGCACTACCAGCAGCATCTCTAGCTAAATAAGCACCAGCTTCTCTCCTTGTCTGAGTAGTCTTGTTTGGACCCACTACATCCATTGCCTTAGACAGTCTAATACGAGTAGACTTAATACCAAATTGCATAAACTGGAATAACAATCTACCTGTCTTGCTTTTATTAAGCCCTATAGAACCCTCTTGACCATATTTGATAGCGTATTTATGGAAGTCATCTAACACCTTGCGAGTTAGTTCTGTCCCCTGAAGTCCTTGTTGTTTATATTTTCCCTCTAAGGCATGGAGAAATGCAGCATCTTTGAACTGCTCACCCTTATTAAATAAGTACATTAGTGCGTTAGATGCCTGGTCTTTTACTTGTATACCCTTTTTAGTATTACTGCTATTTTTATACTCGTTTACATCTTCCCAGCTAGTTTCTCTAATGCCATACTTTTTAGTTATGCCAACATCCTTTAGAGCCTGAGCTACACCATAAGAAGCCTGTTTAGGTCCAAGTAGAGCCTGCAGTCTATTTATTTCAAAAAGCTGCATCATAGCACTTCTTGGGTTAAGAGCTAAATATCCCCTATAAAATGTGCCAGTGATAGCATTGATAGTCTTTTCGCCAAGGCTGCGAGCAAAGTTATCTTCCATCAATACCCTTCTAGATTCATTATTAAGGAGTTTGGCAAGTTGTTTATTCTGAACATCAACAGTCTTAAGTTCTTGAGTGAGTACTTCTCTAGCCATTCTTTTTTGCAACTTACTAAAAGCCTCTCTAATGATAGAAGTATCAGCAGCAGTTTTTGTGTCAGCATTACTAGCAGAGTAAGCAAAGTCAGATATCATTTGGTCTTTTACCGCCTGAGGTAGATTAGTGTTTTTATATTCTTCTTGAAGATGATTTACTATATCTTGAGTATTTGCTTTAGCAGTAATGACATCGTTTTTATCTACATCAAATAATTCAGAGAATAACTGATGTCCTACGCCATCTGATTTATCGTATAGATAAAAACCCATGCCTTTGTACATATCACTCTTAACACCAGAACTATCAGTGTATGTAACACCACTTAAGAGATTATTCCTATCATTTGTTAGCCTATCAAGCGACCATGGACCTTTATATATTATTCGTTGCTTTTCACCCTGTTCTCTACCAAGTTGTTTCATTTTACCTAATAAATCAGTCTGCTCTATTTGACCTCTGTCTTGTGACCTTTGGTTTAGGTCTTTAGCAGTTTGTTCTTCAAGTCTAGCTACTTTTTCGGCTTGCTTTGGAGCTATCTCTATACCCCTGTCGGCTTGAGTCTGGACTATTTCTTCAGCTCTGATAGCGTGTCTAGCCTTATAAGCTGCTTCTTGTGTAGCTAGTCTGACTAATCCATCTAATGTATAGTCTAATTCTTCTAGAGGAATAGCATTTTCTCTAGCCTTAGAGAAACCAAAGTCCTGGACATCTATTTGATTGACTAGTGAGCCACCAACATTAATTTTTTGGTCAATACCTGGTCTAAATTGAGGTAGATACCATTTGCGTTGTAATACATCTTCTCTACCGATATTTTTGGCTAGTCCCTTAACAAGTGGAGCTATGTTTCTGTTATAAAATGCTGCTACTGCTGGGCTGGGATTCGTACCATTTCTATCAGCTTCTTGTATCTCTCTAGTGAATTGTTCCACTGTAAATGGCTGCCCTTCAAACTTTGGCAGTATCTGTGTGTCTATGATGGTTTGCATAGCCTGTGTAGCCTTGCCAATATATTGGTCTTTAGCCATAGATTCGCCAGTAGATGTATCTACAACATTATTAGATTTTTGAGTTGTATTACTATTTTCTGGGGTTCCACTAAAACCTAGAGATGGGTCTGTAGCCATTCTGTCTACAGCCTTATCTATCTGCTCTGTAGATATGCCAGCATCTTCCATAGCTTGCACTTCTTCAGCTATTTGGTCCCAATTGGTGTTGTCTGTCTTACCTACTTGTGGGGTATTAGCTACATAGGCTTGAGCTTCAGCATCTAATATTGGTTGTTGTTCACTAGGGACTGTTTGGGTTGGTTGTTCAGACACTGTGTTAGCTTGAGCCTCTGGAGTTTGGGCTAGAGATGCTAATTCTGCATCACTCATTTGTTTAGGCTTACCCCATCGCTTCTGAGCTTCACTTACTACTACTGCACTAATATTCCGAGCAGTACCACTCTTAGACACTTCTTGAGCTAATCCAGCTACTTTGTAATAGCCATAATCATTAACCAATCTTTGAGCTGTGCTAGGGTCTAGTTTATAAAGATTAACTAGGTCTTGAGCCTGTACCTGAGCCTCGCCTAGAGCCTGTTGAGCTTGAGTATTCTGTTCAGGCACTTTGTACCTATTTAGCAAGTCAGATGCAGATTCTGGTTGTCCTGACAGTGGTTGGTTTCTAGTTATATCTGCCTGAGTGTTTTGTAATTGCTGAGTATCTACTTCACTCATTGGCTGAGTCACCTGTGGCTGTTGAACAGGTTGTGGCAATTGAGAATCTTGCGGGGCTTGTGGAGCCTGTGGAGTTTGGATAGGCTGTGTAGCTTGGGGTTGTATTTGTTGTGGTGTGCTTACCTGTGTCTGTTCTTCTGGATTTATATTGCTAGTAGGGTCAGTTACAGTATTATTAAGGTTTTGTAGCTCTTGGTCTAATTGATTCTGGAATGCAGTTTTTTCGGCTCTATAATTTCCACCAGTATTAGCACCACGCAGACCACCACCAACAAGACCACCAATAACGAATGACTCTGGTACTCCTTCCATGAGTCCTTGTTGTGGGTTATATACTTTATTCTTAGTAACATTCTCAGCAAATTGTTGGGCAGCTTCTGTGCTACCTTCTGATAAAAATCCCTTAGCAGCCTCTCTAGCTGTTTGCCTCAGTCCACCCTTGGCGATGTCTATACCTGCTGGAGATAACACTCTAGCGGAGCCAATCTTTTCTAAAGCAGCTTCCACAGGAGCATATACCATGGCAGTAGTAGATGCCTTGCCCAAATCCCCTGTAGCATTGTAGGCTTCTGTGCCAGTTCTACCAAGAGCTTGAGTATACCAGAATGGCAATGATGCAGCCTTTAGTCCACTAGCACCAAGCCCTATACCTACTTGACCAGCTATATCTCCAGCCCTCGAATATGCACTATTTTTATCTGTCTTCTCTATCATGCTCTCGCCGGCACCAGTGATTTTATTACTTACATCATATAGCGACCTAGCTGTTCGTTCATCAAGTTCTTTAAACTTGTTTGCAGTTTCTTCACCAAATAATGTCCTGGCTATTGGCTGGTCTATATTATTAGACTTCCACGTTCCAAGAGCAGCAGCACTACCAGGTATATTAGCTACAGCGTTTACCCCCTGTTGAGCTATGCCCCTTGGGATATCGCCAGCCCTATCTATTCTATTCATTGGGTCAAACTGTTTACCCTGTGCAGAATCAACGACAGCCTGACCAGTACCTAGCCCTACAGCTATAGGTGCAGCATTAGTGGTTGTTTTTATACCAGCTTTTATACCTTCCATTAAGGGGTTAGCTAGAGAGCTTAAATCACCATGTTTTAGACTATCAATATCTCTAGCACGTTCATCTCTTGTATAGCCTAGACTGTCAGAAAAACTGTCTGCACCCTTTACTGTAGCGTTAATTGCGTTATTAGCTAAAGCCTGAGCCTTATCCCTAAGACTAACTTGTGGATTAGTAGCTTCACTCCACTGTCTAGCCACCTGATTAGCTACAGGCTGGACAGCCTGTTGTGGATTGCGTACAACATTGGATACAGTAGCTACAGCGTTGTTAGCAGCACCACCAATATTGTTGAATAGCTGACCAATGCCACCAATAAGGCTGCTGAAGCCTTCTTCTATCTTCTTCGGTCTTAGCTGAAATAACATTAGTTATCTCCTACTCGTTATATTTCTTGTATAGTGTTGGGTTTGCTACTTGCAGTGCTTCGTTCTGTGTAGGACCAGTTTGGAATTGAGTGTTAGGGGTCATATTATTTTGGTTGTAAGCTCTCAATTCAGCAGCGGCTTGGGCGAAGTTATCTTGTACTGCTTGAGATGCTTGAGTTACTGTAGCAGACACATTAGCTAGTTGAGCAGCAGTTTGAGCAGCTAGTTGAGCTTGCTGTTGCCCTACTACACCAGCACCAAGTGATGCTCTTTGAGCATTAAGTTGGTCACGAGCAACTTGGAACTTATCAGCTATAGCTAGAACCTGTGAACGTTTCCAGTCATCTAGTTCGAGTATTTTTTGTGAATAATTCTGTTCTAGTTGTTTGACTGCTAGGTCTATGTTGCCTTGGTTGAATTGATAATTATCCACTATTTGACCTCTATTTTGACCTTCTAGTTGACCGAGTGCATATTTATACATTCCAGTAGCACTAGAGTCACCAGCACCTTGCACACCAAGCCTTTGCATACCAGCCTGATAAGAATTACGAATGTTATTAGCTAAATCTCTAATAGACATGTCTTTTTGACGTGTTTCTGTCTGTCTTTGTCTGTCTAGATTTTGCATACCTTGACCCTTATTTACGTCTAGACCTGCACGCCTAACACCATACTGGGCATCTATATCTCCTCTATACATACCTTCTCTAGAGTTAAGTTGATTCATACTAGTGTCTAGTGCAGCTAGAGCTTGAGCTGAATAATTAGGGGTTGGAGCTGCAACCCTAGTTTGTGCTTGGGATGTACCCTGGGCTGGTAGTAATCTACCAGGCGTACCAGCACCTTGACCAGTTGGGAAGTTACCCAATGGTGCTGAGGTACCAGTAATGGCATTAATACTACCTTGGTATGACTGCATTAGTGAACTCGGACCACTTGAAGCACTGCTTGGTTGTCCACCGTTACCGAGTAAGAATGGGACTGCTAACATAATAATTTCTCCTTGTTAATAAAAAAGACACCAAAAGATTGATGCCACTCAACGCTTATAACGCCCTTCTGGAGTAGTTATAAGTATTTGTGTTGTCTGACTAAAGTTTATAAGTTCTTTAGCTTAATGTCAACGACCAATACTAATTAATTTAACACCAGGCTGTTGCTGGACTATACCGAATGGGTCTATTACAACCGAATCTGATACAAACTGATAAGTAGCGAAATCTTTGTGGGCAGTACAAATAACATAGATTGCTTCTGAGAATATATCATTTGGACCAATCTCTATATTGTCTACATAAGGGTCTATATGCTCAAAACGAATATTCAATACTTCTAATTCTCTAGCTAATAATAATGCTGGACTACCACTAGTTATATTAGTACCAGGCTTAAACGCTTTACCTAGTAATACAACGTGCATATCTGGATGGTTGTCTATCTGTTTTACTATCTCATTAGCAATGAATCCCATATGGTTTTCTCTAGCCCTCATGAGTGCATCGAACAAGTCATAAGATAAATCTAATCTTCTGGCTAAACAGGATAGTGCGATATTATCTCTAGGGTGACAGCCACCACCATCACCAACCCCAGATTTCAAATATCTAGGTGATAATAGTCTTTTAGTAGACATACTCCATGCCCTAGTAATGTCATCTACATCAGCACCTACCTTATGAGCAATCTCACCCCAAGTATTAGCCAGTACAGTCTTAGCTGTTATGAAGGTATTGTAGGAAACCTTTATACACTCGGCAGTCGTAGGGTCAGTAATCATCATTGGAGCATCATTAACTGTCTTATAAAACTCAACCAATTCTTCGGTCTTATCGCTGTGCTTAGAGCCTATTAAATTAAACTCTGGGTTTAGATAGTCTTCTATCACGGTACCCATAGCAATAAATTGTGGAGTATAGATTACATCCATGATTGGCTCTATCTCTCGTCTGATTGTGCCAGGTAGGGTAGTTGATATTACAGCCACTAGTTTAGTTTTATCTACATCAGCTATTTGCTGGACTGCATCTTTTAAGAAACTGTAGTCGAAGTCTACTCTAGTGTCCGGTAGTGTGTGAGAACCATCGTATTGTTCTTCGTGTGGAGTTTGAACTGCTACAAATATAATATCTGATTGTTTGACTACTTCTCTAAAGGACAGGAGTTTTAATTTAGTTGCTTCTAAGTATGGAGCTATGCCATCTTCAACCGTGGGGATTTGTTTGTCTTTCAACCATTTTGCGACATTAGGGTTTACATCATATCCAACAACATTGTACCCTTTAGACTCAACAGTTAAGGCTACTGGCAATCCTAAACGACCAAGCCCTATGAAGCCTATACACTTGTCCATGTTTTACCTCTTTTTATATCATATATAATATATTTACTAATCCCGCTGTTTCTTGCCACTTCTATAGCAGACATACCACTCTTTAGCATGGTCTTTATGCTTCTAGCTATAGGTTCGTCAATTTTGGCTTGTGGATGGCTAGAGCCACTATGTTTTGGCGGTATAGAAACCCTACCACGCTTAAAACCATCAAGACAATTCTGGCTCCTAGTAACATACTCAAGATTATCTATAGAGTTGTTTATTCTATTACCGTCTTTATGGTTAATATCAAAACCGTGTGGTCTATCTCCTATAAACGTTGTAGCCATCAAACTATGCACGGAAGGTCTGACGAAGTTATCTCTAGAACCTAAGGATAGCCTGACCCTAAAATAACCCTTATTGGTGAGATGTGGTTTTAGTATGTGTCCAGCCTTGCAGCCTGGGGCTGGTGCATCTCTACGTACCCTAGCCCTATTGGATATAGAGTAAGAGTCAAATCCTGGTATTTTCTTCCAGTATTCCTTTCCTAGACCTATAAATCCGATAGTTTTCATTGTTTTGTCCATTTGCAAATATTATACCCTAGCTCAAGAGGAATAGCCACTTTCTTAATATTACTTCATAACCTTTCGTAGCTTCTCGACATCAGCATCTCGTTCTGGTTTCTTTGCTCTATATATCTCGTCAACCCTATCGTTAGCGTGTCTAGCCAGACGTTCTTCGTGGGTCTGGTCTTTTGGACCCTTATTGAATACGAAGTGCATATGCTCTGTCTGTATGTTTACAAATCGTCTTCTCTCTAAAGCATTTGCTACATCATTTAACCAAGTGTCGTTATAATCACTTGAGAAGTATGGTGGTACAAAGTAACCCACAGTTTCCATCCACTTCCTGTGGATAAATCCGTGAGTACCAAAGTTCATACCATTACCACCCATATCATCTCCATGTACAAATAATATTTTATCTGGTTGGTTAGCAAACTCATCCCATATTATTGAGTCCCAGTTATCGGTTCGGAATATAATATCATCACCCATATGCCCTAGAATCGGAGAGATAGCCATTTCAGCACACTTATTCCACATCTCTGATAGAACTATTCTTGGACCTCTTATATAGCGTAGTCTTGGTAGTGAGAAGTCATAAGACTCGTCATCATCATCAACATAGGCTATCACTTCTATAGAGATTGGTTTAGAAGCGTGTTTCATGGCTGAATCGTAAAATCGCTTTAGATTGTCTGGTCTATTACGAGTTGGTACTAATAGTGAGATGTTCATTTATAGTCACCGTTCTTTTTCATCTCAGCTACAAGATTATCTAGAGTGTTTTGGAGTGGGAACTCAGGGTCTTTTTGTTTCCAGTATTCTAATGACTTTAGAGATTTAAACACCCAGTCATTGGTTTTTCGGATTGAACTGTTATCTATACTCTCAGGTATCTCTTTGAGCCACTTCTTAGACCCTGTGGCATCAGCAAAAGCACCAAATGGAGTAGTAGCACCAAACTTAACATGTCTCCAAGTTAATTCAACATGCTCATAGGCGTTACTAAAGTGTTCATCGTGTAAGCCTATCTCTTTTAAGACAGGAGCCAAGAAGAAACACCAACCACCTACACAGCCTGGGTAAGTTTCTAGTATTTCATCTGAATAGTTTGGACCACTAACATTAACAGGTCCATGGTGTGCAAACATCATATGAGCGATACCTCGTTTGCGAGATGCCTGAACGTAACCTCGTATAGCCATCTTGCTAGTAGGAATAATGTCATCTTCACCTATAAAGATTGCATAACAGCCTTCATCTATAAGTTGTTGCATTAGCCAGTTTTTAGCAGCACCCACACCTTTATTCTTAGTAGCGTGTTTGATTTGAATGCTCTTAGGTAGTGAGTCGTATATCTTAGAATAGTCCTTAGTGGAACCATCATTATATACCCATATAGTATCTACTTCATTCATCAGGTGTTTTACTACACCATCCATAACCTGCTCAAAATAATCAGGTCTATTATATGTTACTATCCCAAGACCAATCTTAAACTTTTTTGAGTTTGATGATTTTCTCAAGACCTTCTTCGACTTTTTTGTAGTTTTTTTCAAGAGAGAACTCCTCTATTACACGCTTCTTCGCATTATCTCTAATCTTCTTGCGAAGGGTAGCGTTCTCTACTAGAACCTTAAATCCATTATACCAACTATCGTAAGTGTTATCCACCAACCACCCATCAGTACCGTGCTTAACGGTGTCTTTATATGGTCCGTTGTTAGAGCCTAGAAAAGCGGCATTCATTAGTGAGTATTCTTGCCACTTGATATTGGACTTACATCTAGTAAATGGAGTGTCTTCTAATGGAGCTAGACCTATATCAAAGTTAAGTTCTGAGAACAACTTGTACCACTCTTTGTGACCTCGCTTACCATCCATATATTCGTATCGAGCTTTAGGTAAGTATCTGTCTAGATACATGCCTACAAGCTTTACTCTGACATTCTTGTACTGGTGCATTATATCTTTTAGGGCTTCAGCCATATTAGTATTGTGTAAATCAGCGTAGTGAGATGACCCACCAGTATAGCCAATAACAACTTCATCACCGTTATCGTAGCCAGGGTTAGAGTAGTTTTTAGTGCTTATAAGGTTCGGTATGACCACTACACTATCTTTGGGGCGATATGTACGCATCTCTCGTAAAACCTCGGCTAGAGGCTCTGTAGTGGTTGTAATATACCTATAATCAATTGCAATACCCTTTAGAAACTCTAGATACTTTTTATCTATAGCAACATGAATAGGGTTGAGTGGGTCAATGGCAAATATGTTGTCATCACAGTCCATAACAAACCTAGTATCAATCTTCTCCTGAGCAACCATGGTAAAGGCATGAATAAATGGGTTTGTGTAATAGCTTCCCCAGACTAAATCATACTTACTAAAGTAATCTATTCTAGATTGCATTTCTTCTTCAGTTACTTCTTTGGCTTTTTTAGCTTCAGGGAATATGCCTGTTGTTTCGTCTATTGTCCAGTCGGTGTGTTTCTTTAATTCCATTATTGGGTTATGTACACGCCACACTTCTACTGGCGATATGGTTTTGTCCTTACGAGCTTCTGTTAAATTGTACGATGCTAATAATTTCATACTCTCTCTCCTTTACACTATTTTATCTCTTTGAGCTTATCTCTCGTGCTTTGCTTGTATTCTTTTTTTAGCTTTTTAAGTTTAGTAAGCTGTTCTGGTGTCATCTTATCTTTTAACGCTTCTAAACATTCAATTATTGATTGTGTATCCATTACGACCCCACTGTCATTTTAGGTATTATCATACTACCAGTATACTTACAGCTATCTACAACTGCTGGTGATGATGATGGACCCATTAAATAATCAGTAAACGCAGCACCATACTGATTAAAGAATACTATGCAGTTTCCAAAGCCAGTAATGTTATTCATAGCTGGTGCGAACATCTGGTTCTCATTAGCTGGTATAGATAGCGAGCCGAAGTTTCCAGGTATGGCATAGTTAGCGGCATATGTTGGTACTGTTAGTGGCAAGTCAGATGTCTTTATGGTCATTGGTAAACTTCCAAGACTTGAGCTTGTACCGACATTTATTTCTATTCTTAAATATATAAAATCATCTGTCTCTATTGCATCTATTCGGCAATTTCCACCTGTGCCTAAATCTACTGCACTACCAAAAAACTCGGTTACAGTTACATCTGTGTCGTAATAGTATTTACTTTTGTTAGCTCTGGTTACTGTTGGTAGATTTATCATATTAAGTACCGTATAAAAATGTTACGCCCTCTCCACTAACTAAAGAATCAATATATACATCAGCTAGGTTGTCTATAGGTATGGTTAAAGTATCACCAGCATATAGTGGTGTTCCCTCTCTAGTAGATAGTGATGCAATAACGCCTGAATCACCTACTACAATTAAATCTGTATTATCGGTTTCGGCTGTTATTTGTACCCATTTACAAGTCGTCGATGTAGCTAGAGCTACTGCTGTACCTGCTGTGGTAACTACTTTTCTACCTGTATTGAGTCCTGTGGTTGGTGCTGTATTAGCGTCTATATTATCTAAAACTGCATTATCAGTAGCTGATAGGTTAGCTGTTACTGTGCCTGTTACTGTTACATCATTGTTTGCACCTAAATCCACTACCACAGGTGCTGCTCTTAATTCGGTATCAGTCAAAGCGTCTGTTTGCTGATTGGCTGCTGTGGCTGCACCATTTAATGTACCGAGATTTGCAGTTACTGTACCTGATACTGATACTGGAGTGGCTCTTAATTGTGTATCAGTTAAGGCATCGGTCTGTGGAACTATTGTTTGTAGCTCGGTGATAATATCATCCTGCTTAGTTTCTGTAGCTAGTCCTGTAGTATCTACATCAACTGTGCCAGAAGCTATGTTGACTTTTAAATTACCGTCAGAATCTGCCTGTAGCCTATATAAAGCATTGGCATACTCAGCTAAACCTACAGTAGATAAAACCTTATAAACTTCATCAAAAGACCAGTTTTGAACTGCTTGTTCACTTCTTCTAATCTCAGGGCTTTGTTGTCGGTCTGGTTTTGCCATCTATCTACTCCATTTGGCTGAATTATTTTTTGCTTCGTTTATCTTGTTCTCAAAGTTAGCGTATTCGTTTAAACGAGTTAGCTTCATAGTAACACGTTCAGTAGACTCTACACCAGATAATTTCTCTAATTGCTTGAGCTTTTCTCTTACAGCTTTAGTGGAGTTTTCTAGCTTACCAGTAGTAACTAACTCATTTAAATACTGAGTAACAGCATCTATCTCATTGTAGGCTTCAGGGTCTTGCTTGTAAGTGTCTTTAATCCCAAAGTAGTCCACTAGATAAGGAACACCATTATCTATTTCATACCCTACAAATAAACCATCTGCTGTACCTTGTTGGGTGCTAGTTCTGTCCTGCTTGACCTCTACGGTCTTTTCTTGCTCAGGGGCTGTAGCTACCCTAAAAGGAGCTACGGTACTCTCTGTGGCGTTCTGTGAACTCTCTGATGTCATTTATTTCCTCTATGTTACCTTCCCTATGTGCCTTTACAAGTGCTTCTCTCATAGACTTTATTTTTTTATTCTCATTAACGATATTATCTTTGGCTCTTAATAATTGCTTACGTTGGAGTTCGCTTAATCCTGGTCTACGCAGCTCCTTTTCTATCATCTCTAAATCGTGTTGTCTATCCATAAGCAGATTATACCACATACCAAAACACTCCCCAATAATGAGGAGTGTAATGGCTGAATAGTGTTAACTAGAAGTCAATAGCTATGTTAAGCCGTTGCTCCTGTTTTCACATTAATTATCCAATTACTATTAAGCACTTTGGCAACATAAGAACCAGCCCAAGCGATAGTTGAATATCTATCAGCAGGGTTACTAGTATCTTGTGAACCAGGTGTCTTAATGTACAGTTTTGGAGTATCAGTTGCTAGGTCGAGTACACCGAATGACTCTTTACCGTGTATCAAGTTAGAGTACACAGTTACAGTGGAGCTAGTGGTGTGACCATTGTTTGTAAGTAAGAATCTTACTCCGAACAATTCTCCAACTTCACCCTTATAGAGGTCTTTTACATCACTATAAGTTTTAGCATTAACCCAAGTTGTATCACCAACTAGGTCGTACCAAGTGTAAGGTTGAATCTTACCCATGAAGAATCCGTCATCATATCGCATAGCTGAGTTACCTTCTAGGGTACGAACAGCTTTTTTGATTTCTGACACACTCATAGTATTAGAAGCAGCAACAGCAGAGATTAGTGAGTTACCACCAGCCAATTGAGCTGTGCTTCCAGTTACTAGTTCGTCACGACAGAGAGTATCTAGAGATTCTCCCATGTTTTGTCCGAATACTTCAATTTTTTCTTTGTTGTTTTTGTCGATTGAGGTTGTACTCAAGAATCGAGCAATTTTTGCTTGACTACCTCGTTCTGCAAGTGTAGCAGAGATGGTAGAAGCAGTTAAATCTGTTTCTGTTGGGTTAGTACCTTCAGAAAGAGCAGCAGTAGCTACAGCTAGTGGGGTGTATCGAGTAAAGTTTACTACTTTACCTTCACCTACTGGCTGGCTTTTGCGTTGTCCACCTTCTTCGTGAATCAAACGCTTCATAGCACGGGCTAAAAATACTCTTTCGTAATAGGTAGAAACTTCAGCAGAAAGCAGAGAGGTTGTTTGAACAGCCATTTAATTTCTCCGTTTTCTTTGATACTACTTGTTGAAACCTAGTTGTTCTTCCATTTCTCTAAGTGAGAGTTCTTCAAAGCTCTTTTTAGATTCCTTATTAGCAGTAGTATCAGGTTTAATTGATGTTTCTGCAGCAGCCTGGGCTACTGATGCCGACACATTTGCGTTAGAGTGGGCTGATTGACGGTCAGCTATGTCCATGATGTCTTCTACTATGTCTTTCAAACGGATATCTGGATTAGTTTTGCTGAGTCTTTCGTACATTCCAGCCACTTTAGCACTTAACACACTGTCGTGGTTAGGACTGTCTTCGTTTAAGACATCGTACTTGCGTTCAATAGCTTCAACATCACGTTCAAAGTTGTCAGCTCTCTCTTTTAATGCTTGCTCCATTCTTAATTGTTGGATTTCAGCACTAGCAATTGTTTTGGCTTGTCTAGCTACATCCTGTCCGTACTGGTCAAGAGTAATTTCTTGGTCCAGTGGGATTTGAGGGGTGGTCTCTACGGTTGGTTGCTGTAAAGCATTAAGCCTTCTGATTTCCTCCTCTTGTTCACGATGCTTCTGAGACATTTTAGCAAATCTACGTTCTAGACGTGTTGAACGTTTCTTTGCTGGTTCCTCCTCGGATTTTACTTCTTCAGTTTCTTGCACCGCCTCGTCACTTGCAGTACCAGATTCTTCAGTTGTAACTTCTTCAGATTCTGTTTGCTCTTGACTTGGGGTAGTCAAAGTAGTTTCTTCTACTTCTTGTGTTGGTTCTTCCATCACATACTCCCTATATTAAATGACTGCCCACGTTTGACTTATGTCAGGCTCTTGGCTACGCCCTGAAATAGTATTTCTGATTCAGTTATAACGCATATGTTATTGCTGTGTCAAGGTCGTGTCGATTATTGGATTACCGTTATCATCAATACCTTTTAAAATGTAGCCTGGTTCTATATAAAACGAATGAGGGAATGGACAGCTTTCACAACTAATCTGAGTGCCTTGCTGTATCCAAGAATGACCGTGCATACTAGCCTTGGCATCAGCCCATTTCTTATCTAGCTCCTCTTGGGAGATACTAAACTCTAGCTTGTCATCATTTTTTTTCACGGTTTCTAATCTCATTAGCTGTTTGATTTACTAGGTTAAGTATACCCTGTAATTCATCGGCAACAAGATTAGACACAATAAACTTCTGACCTATTTCTTCGAGATTCATTTTCGAAGTATCAACACCAGACATTTTTTTATAGAACTCAACCTTGTCCTCCATGATTTTGACTATCTCTAGCCAGCCTGGATGGTCAGCTAAGTTAGCAATGTATTTATCTTTGGTTTCTTCTTGTTGTTCTACTTCGGTCTGTTGGGTGATGCTGAACTCTAATCCCTCTACTATTGCATCTGTATTCATACTCTCCTCCTTTATCTAAATAGGTCTTGGGCTATTTGTATCTCTGGGTCTTCAATATCATTTAATGGGTTGATGTTTAACTTTTGTGGAATGTAAGCCATTTGTCCGACTTCTGGTCTAGCTTCGGCTGGTATAGTATCAGGGTCTACTCCGACTGGAGCTGCCATAGAAGCCATTTGTTCAGGTGATTGTGGTTCGGCTATTGAGGGTGGAGTTACGTCGCCACCTTGCCCACCTGCCATCTGTTGTGGGGCTGCTGGATTACCCTGAGCTTGCATCATAGCTTGTTGCATTTCTTCAGGACTCATTTGAGTAAGTATTTTATCGTAGCCTTCTACGCCTGATGTGGCAAATATTCGTTTCATATGTTCACCAATATCATACTTGGTTCCATTTTTAGCGAGTTCTTGGTTAAGACCAGGTATCTTAGAAACTGCTACTAATAGGGCTGTAAGAGCTTCAGATTGTTGAGCATCATCTTTTCTACTAGTTGAGTTGGCATCTATGTAATAACGGTAGTCACAATCTCTGCCTAGAGCATCTGGTTTAATAGTTAGTTGTCCGTATTCACCTGACTCAGATACTTTAAGGATTTCTTGGACATCTGGATAGGCTTCGGCTATTTGGGTGACTTCAGCATCGAATAGGTCTAGTTTAATAGGTTTGGGTTGTTTCTTGGCAGTTAGGTTAACGAATCCATCGTAGAGTTCTTCGACTGCTTGTTCCATCATAAATCTGTCCCAGTTATCTCTGGTGTTTTCACGAGCTTGGAGCATCTCTAGAGCTTGTGGAGTTTTACCGAAGCCTGGGTCTGAAGTTGATTCTGAGTTAGCAGCAGTATCAGTAGTACCGTTTTGATTTAACATCGAGCCTATTAAGAACGAGTAAGTGGATTGGAAGGTAGATAGTCCTTGTGGGTTAGTGTTGAATGTACGGATTGAGTTAGGCATATTTTCTAACCATCTAGCACCTGGACTATAACGGATACTGGAAGGCACTATTCCGTTAGGGTTCATAATCGTAGGTGGGAATATAGACATTTTAACACCATCTAGGTATAGGTTGATTAGAGAGTCCATAGCGTACTGTAGAGTTTTACCTCTTTCAAAGTCGCCTAGTCCATAAATAGAATCAACTAGAGGGAAACAGTATTTAAGTACAATAGGTATTTTACCGTTCTTGTGAGGGTTGGGGATGTCACGAATAACTTTGTTGTCGTACTCAGGACAGAATGTAGTCCACTTACCATCTTTACTAGCTTCGTAACGAGTTACTATTTTAACTTGAGCTGATTTACCAGTTTGAGTTTTAGGGTCTTGGTTGCGTTCACTCTCCACATAAGATTCATCTCTAGCATCTTTTTGAGCAGTAGAGCCTTCTTTAGCCTTTTTTATTATTTCTTTTATGACTTTAGTATCCCAGTCACCTATTTTAGATTCGGCTTTAGATTCTAACCAGCGAACTGATACGGTACTTTCAACGTGATTGTAGTCAGAGTCTTGAATAGATACTTTACCTCGTTGAGGAATCCAGTTACGAATCGGTATCAGCCAAGAGTCTGGACCAACGTAGTCATCGTCTACACGATAGTCATACATCATTGGCATAACTCCGTAAACCATTGAATAGAGGTCCCACATACGAAGTTTAGTTAGGTGAGTGAATTGGGCATTGGCATTAGGCTGGATGTATCTCTGTAAGATAATATCCATTAACATTGATTTGCCTTTATCCTTCATTGTGAGGGCTTTAACCACACCACTAGGCATTTGTCCCATAACTCTACCAGCTCTCTCCCATATAATAGTTGAAAGTCTAGAGTCGGTTACTTTTGATTTAAATGATAGAGAGTCTTCCACTTTAGAAATAAGCATTGATTCCTTTTCATCAAAGGTTTGCAAAATATCCTGGATGGACTCTTTATCGGATTGATAGTCTTGGTCGATTTCTTTCATATAATTTCTCCTTAATTATCCGTGGAGTCCCTCTCCTGTGGTTTTTCTTTACTATACTTCTTATTCTTTAGTTGGTCAACATAATCGACTTGCATATTCTCCTGTTTAATCAGTCGAGTGATTTTACCTTTATGAAATACTACTGTGAATGAAATAGACCCTGAATAACCTTGTAAGTAAGCATTCTTAATGATTTGCATTATTAAAGCAGCAGCGTGGGCATTATCTTTAGGCTTGTGAGATTCGTAAGCGTGGATGATTATTTGGTGGGTCTTTTTAGTGTGGCGTTTAACAGTGATTTGAACATCACCGAAGTCAGTGGTTTCTACTAGTTTTTCGATGTCACCTATGTAGGTCATCGGTAGAATCCTCCCTCGAACAGTTCGGACTCATCCTGGAACTCTTCATCCTTATTAAGTTCGTACTGGAAGAATAACTTTAGGTATCGTAGGGCATCTAAACCGTGGTCATCTTTGGGGGTGGGGTTTTCTTTAGCATTCTTTTTAGCATCATCAGTGGGGTAACGGTATTTCTCAAACTCCTCTATTAAGTTAATACAAGTAGAAGAAACATATAATTTAGGGGTGGGTTTACCAGATAACTGTTCACGAGGCTTTAGAGCTTCCTGGACTAGATTGATACCTGCTGTGATAGAGTCTTTACGCTTAGAGATTGGGACACAAGGGATGCCTTGCTGGTTAAGATTAGCGATATGTTCTGCCTGAGCTGAATCTCCTATATAAGTCATTATGGATTTACCTGCTGACTTCTCTTTTATAATAGAAGCGATGTCGTTAATTGTTTTGCCTCTTTCGTAGACTTCATCAAACACATACCAGTTTTGGTCATAGTCAATCACTACATAAAGTACAGCAGTAGGGTTAGTGAAGCCAAAGTCTATCCCAACTACATAAGAACCAACTCTAGGGATTTTCTCAGGACTAATAACGTGGATACCTCTATCGAAGGTCTTATAAACAAGTCCTTCCATCTTTTTAAACTCAGCCATATACTCTTGGGCGAATTGGTCTGGAGAGTTCTCAGATTTAATACGGTCAATCTCTTTATCGGAGATAGTAGGGTTGTCATACGGAGTAGCGTGAGAATAAAACCAATTAGGTCTACCGTCTTTATATTTTAATTCAAACCCACCAGTATCAGTCTTTTGATAGCCCTGAGCATACATATAAAGCTCGTAGAAGTGATTAAAACCATTAGGGGTACTAATAAACATAGCAAAGCCCTTAGTGGAGAGCATCATAGGTTCAAACACTAACTTCCAGGCATCAGGGTCGTGATAAGCGTACTCATCGAACACGAAGCCATTAACTTCAGCTCCACGAAGAAGGTCGGCATTATCGGAGCCTTTAAGTTCTATCGTAGAAGGGGGTTTAGTTTTATCGTGCTTAATTCCTGAAGTAGTGTCTTCGATGTAATTTAAAGTGACTGATAAGTCTACGTTGTTGTTTTCTTTGATGAGTTCTTTCGGTATAAGAGTACGGATATATTGTTTCCAGTAAATGTCTTTGGCTTGCCGATAAGTAGGAAGGACTATCCAATATCTTCCCTGTCTACGCATAGCTTCGAATAAGACATATTCTAAGGCAAACATAGATTTACCTGTTCTACGACCCCAGTTAAGAACCTTAAACCTAGAGGGGCTTTGATGGACTTGAAGCTGTTTTTTATGTGGCGTATATAACACTTATAACCCTCATTGATATAATAGTTTAAATCTAGTTTTCTGGTAAGGTCTACAGACTCGGCTCTTTTCTACCTCTACAGTTATCCAGTGACCGATTGTTTCAGAGTTCTTTACTACCCTATCAGCTTTTACTGTTTTGAGTTCTAGCCTAAGAGATGATGCGTAGGGC